TCGCACCTGCATCAAAGTTCTCAGTACATGTTAAAACAAGTTGAGTCTCTGAAGCAAAACGCTTATAAATTCCGGCTGAATCTTTATCAGCTCTCTCAAGAACATCTTGACCACCTGCATCAGCAAGTGTTACGAAAGCTGTAGGATCCGCAACGTCGCCAGAAATGTTCGCTTTGTGACCAAATTGAACAATACCAGTAGACGCACCACCAGAAACGATACCAATCTTGGCATCAAGAACAATACAGCTTGCAGGAATCATAGGTCCGTCAATTGTATCGCCGTTTTGAAGAGGAGTAGCTAGAACGAAAGAAATTTGGTCTTTAAGAACCATTCTTGGAGCCGCTGACTCACCCTTTGGAAACTTAGCAGAAGGTCTAGTATCAAACTGACCTGCATAGTTATCCGCTTTTAAAACTGTCATATCTACCTCAAGGTGTGGGGCCGAAGCCCCGAATTAATATTTGTATTATGCTTCTTTACAGAAGAACTCTACTACTTGCTCTTCTTCCATTCGAGTTACCCCAATTGAAAGTGAACCGTAAACCTGAACACTGTAATGCTTAGTTGGTAGTTCAGAAACTCTACCATTAACTTCTCTCGCAGTGGCACAAAGTACTCCACGATTAGCAGTCATAACAAAACATCTACGAGCATCACCGATAGCGATAGTACCACCACCCGCTCCAACTGACCCAGTCGCCACATCATATGTGATAGCTACATCGTTGAATGGAAGTAATTCAGTCTCTACAAACTTCATTCCCATATAAGTATCAACTTCACCATCTACAAGGGCTTTCACTGTTGCGAAATCCGCTGAAGTTACTTCAGTAGCACCTAAAAGGTCATCAATTTGTTGAGCAGCAACAACGATAATAAGTTGTTCACCTTTCATAATTGCTTCGTTCTGCTTAAATTTCTTACGGATAGATCTAAGTGTCGGAACATTAAGACCAAATCCTACGGCCGAAAGACCATCGAAAGCAGCAATTTTTTGAGAGTTTGGAAGGGCAACCGGAGTCTGACCTTTCTTACCTGCGTATGCATTACCTAATGCACCAGAGATAATTTCCTCATCCATTTGACGACCTAAAGCAGAAGCAATAGCGATTGCATATTCTGAAGTAGGCTCCATGATGATACGAAGTTTATCTTCGTCATCAACTAGGTCTGCGTCATAGAAATCATCCATAACTACTTGTCTACGTGAATGTGGAGTATTGTCATAGATCACGTCACCATGTCTTGACTCTTTACGACGAGCTTTTCGTTTACCGATTCTGTCGAAGAACTTTGATTCTGCGTTAAAAGTTTCTTGTCTACAATGCATACGCAAACGAGAAGATGTTTGTTGACTTAAATGCATAACATTTGCAGAAAATTGGTCAACCATTGCTTCTGTAATTTCTACTGATCCTGCGTCGTTGGCCAAAATACCGAACATTCCACAAATCAGAGTAATAAATGATAAAAATAAATTTCTCATATTAGCTCCTAAAGCTTGTTAATAAAATAATAAATTTGCTTAGTTTGCGGCGGGTAATCCAATAGGGCCCATCATAAATCACATGCTAATTATGAGGTCTGTTAGATAGTCTCGGATGTGATCTATTCTTAGAATAAGGCATAGGGTCAACTTGCGTCAACCCTAAATTGCTTTATTTTTGGTTTTTCATTGCAAATAGTTTCTGAACGTGCTTCTGTCTGTCACTATATGACGGGTGATTTTTGTCGTGATACGGATCCTTTCTATCTCCGTAAATCGCATTGATCTGAGATTGAGCCTCGTCAGGAGTTAAGAAACCTGAAGGTCTTGGCTTAGAATCACCTGGAGAAGCTTCCCCATTCATTTCCGATGCCATCTTGTACATAAACTTTGTGAACTCCACATCATTTACCAATCCAGTTTTAACTGCGTATTGGATAAATTCTGGGCTCGAGTTTTCTTTAATGGTATCGCTGACTACTTTGATGTTGTCATCGAAGGCCGCTCCCCACTCTGTTTTAAGTCCAGCAATGTTTGTATCAATCATCTCTTGGGCTTTTGCCTGCATGCCCGATTGGACTTCCGTTGATTGAGTCTCTAAATAAGTCATTAGTTCAGAGGCCTGTGCCGCAGGAACTCGTGCTGCATGAAGTTTTTCCTTAATCCCTTTGAAGAAATCTTCAGAGATTTTAGACTCCTCACCACGCTTGACTTCATATTTCTCAATATCGGTGTCATATTTTTGAGTCTTAGTATAAAACTCGTCCCACTCTTCTTTAGTTGCGTGCTCGCTTGGAATCGCAACTTTGTTTCCGAAGCTTTTTTTAGTCTCATTGTAGGACTTCATTAGGTTGGGAACATTGAGCTCGCCCGTCTTGCTATCCACAAAAGGCTTAATCATTACATTATTCTTAAATTCATCAGGCGTATTCTCTGGCCACTTAACTACCAGGTCGCCATAAATCGACTCGCCCGGAGTTGGATTCGGTTCTGGGTTTGGCTCAGGCTCAGGATTCGGTTCGGGATTTGGATCTCCCTCGCCGCCTAGATTTAGCATCCCCGGATCATCACCACCTGCGAAAAACATAAATTGAAAAATTAATAGGTGTAGTAACCTACTTAGTAAGCTGTTATTCATAATTCCCTCCAGAATCTATTCTATAAAACTTTGAGGAGTTGCATCCTCTTCTTCAATATCAGAAAACTTGTCCTTAACATCCTCGGTCATCTTTCGGACAACACTCATCGGAATATCAACCCTCTCAAGGATAGTAGATATGACCGACCTTTGTCCTTCTTTAAATGCCATGGCGTGTGGACTTTCGTCATAAACACCAGTGACAAAATGATTGTCGGCCATAAGGAACTCTAAAAGCTCCTGGCCAACATCATTTAAAAATACTTTCTTGTGAAGATTAATAACTTTCGTTAGTTTGTCGTGTGTCGTGGGCTTCTTCGAGCCCGTTTCAATTGATTTCATATATCCCCCGATCTATGTTTATCCGCCTTGGATTTCCGAAGAGGTCTTAGCTGTTTGGGCCTGTGCCTGCTCGCTTGCCTCTTTTTCAATCTTTGCTTGTTGGTCTGCTCTTTGCTTTCTGATCTTCTGTACATCCGTATCGGTTTTAAGTAAATCCGCATCAGCACCAAAGATACTCCAATTTCTTCTTAACCACTTATCACCATCAACTAGATCCAAGGTTTGCGGTTGAGATTGAATCATGGCCGCGGAACTTTGGAGAGCTCTATTATTATTATCCGCTTGGATAGCTTTTTGTGCTCGGGCGATCATCGATGTAAATCTAACCTTGAGATTCGCCTTCCCTTGTAATTCTTCAGGAAGATCATCAATCAATCCTCTCCTATCCATAATTCCAAAGGTACGGTTTACCACAGGCTGTAATCCTTCCCGAGTAAATCTTGCGAGGACCGAACTAAATCCTCTGAAGTTCTCATCTTGTCTCTCGACAATCTCAGTCGCAGTTTGCCTATCAGCTTGTGCAATCCTGAGTAAATTAATCATATATGTCTCAAGTAATTCTTGATCCAAGATATTTAGGAACTCAATTGAATCTCTAGCTGCCGGAGATGGGAATAATGGCTGGATAGGATCCGAGCCCGGTCTACGTTATGAAACTCCAAAAGGCTTCAGGTTAATTTTACGCAGTAGCCCGTTATCCACAGCTTGAAGAGGAGGAGCATTTCGTAATGCCCCTGCAATGAGGAAGTTCTTCTTTTCCTCATTCATTGACTTGGTATCTGGAAGCGCATCCATTCCCGGACCACGCCCATAATTCTCATCCGAAGATCTCGAGAATCTAGTCGCTGCATATGGAAATTCAAAGAAGCCTTTAGGGTTTCCTCGTTTCGGCATATTCAGAACGCAATCCTCATTCTCTATAACTACAGTGTGCGAGAATTTGAATCGGCTTCGGCCTTCATGGGTTTGATCCCATGGCTCGATAGCTTCGATAATTGTATATTCATGCTCAGGCTTTTGGGCCAGCATTGTTTCCATAGACTTCGTAAAGTTTTTATCGGTCCACTTACGTTTTAAGTTACGAACAGTTTCACGGTATTCGAAATATATTGTATTGATATCCCCTTTCTCATCCACATCAAGGCGATATAGGTAAACTGGTTTAGATAGGAAGTTTACTACTTCGTCCTTATCCTCATTCAGTTTTAGGATCCCTGTCCCGTATCCGCAAATCCCCTCTAACCAAGGCTCAGCTTCAATATGAAAATTACTAAAGTTAAGGGTTTCCTGGACTTTTCTCTGCTGCTTCTGGAGCCAATCTCTAACTCCGGGCTTCTCATCTAATTCGACGATACCTGTAGTTAATTCAAAGAATGGAACCGAAGGGTTAATAAGTAGTCCGGCCAAACCTCGGGCGAGCTCCTTATTATATCTTCTAGCTTTTGAATCATATAGTTGGGTATTCTTCTTTTCACCTTTCGTGGAGTTGCCATAAATCTTGCGATGGTCTTCTGTCATCACAAACTTGGCCATATCTTCCCAGATCGCTTTGAAGTTTTCCACTTCCCCGCTGC